TCAACAATATTATCTTCATTGCCACTACCCCACCCCCCCTGTTATGTTAGTCAGTGCTTACTATGCCGGCTGTGTTGCTATGCAGCATGGCACAGTCTTTGCTATGCAAGAATCATGCCAGGCTATGTTGTAGTGCAGTATATGGGGCTATGTTGCACCATTTCAGTGCATCCTAGTCTACCCAGTCTATGCCGCATTGCACCAATATAGTGCATCCCTGAATACCTGAGTAGGCTAATCAAGATAAGGGTTTTCCCTAATGCTTTTTAGTGGCACTAATCCGTTAAACGGGTAGACTAACACTTGTAATTCAATCACTAAAAAGGAACCTAGATCATGCAAAATAAAACACTACTCACAATTGATTCCAATGCTAAGACCGTCAAGGGACAAGAATACGGGTTTATGACGGGCATTCTATATATTGCGCCGGTAGCTATCTCAGGCCATAACGTGTGCCCAATGGCTGTCATTGCACAATGCGACAAGGCCTGTTTATACACTGCAGGACGTGGGGCAATGAGTAACGTAAAGCTTGCCCGTATTCGCAAAGCTAAAGCATTTTTTGAGTATCGAACCGAGTTTATGCAATTATTAGCGAAAGACATTCGCCGGTTAGTCAAAAAGGCCGCTAAGGCTAACATGGTGCCATTAGTACGCTTAAACGGGACTAGCGATATTAAATGGGAAAACATTCCCGTTATTGATAACGGCATCGAATACGCTAATCTAATGGCCTTATTCCCGGACGTGCAATTCTATGACTATACGAAAATCCCGTCACGCCATAACCTGCCGGCTAACTATGACCTTACATTTTCCTATTCAGGTGTGTTAGGGTTTCAAAAGTACGTCAATCAAGCTATAAATGCCGGCATGAGAATCGCCGCTGTATTTCGCAAACGTGCGGACATTCCCGCTAAGTTTATGGGCCTTGATTGTGTAGACGGCGATAATAGCGATATCCGCCATATAGATCCTAAGGGTGTAATTGTGGCCTTGTATGCTAAGGGTCAAGCTAAAAAGGATAACACTGGCTTCGTTATCGATCCATCTAAAAAGGTTTTTCCGATTGCATTAGCGGCATAATTTTAACTTTAACTTAGGGGTTTACTATGCTTACACCGTACACCGAAAGACAAAAGACTATGATAGTCAATAACGTGATCAAGGCCGTTAAAGATCCCGAAAAGCTATCAAAACAAGGCTATGATTTTCTTTATTTGTGCTCAGGGTTTATTGCCCACTACAATAAAAATGGTTTTATCGGGCACTATCGATGGAATAGTCTTAGGGGTGATATCCTAAACTTTGCCGATTGGAACGAATGGCGCAATTTTAAACCTGGTGATCAAAATTATGAATACTATAAATCTAAGGCCGATATTTATAATCGTATTGTAGATTCTTTAAAGAAGGGGGTTTAAAATGTTAGTCTTCAAGTATCCAAGTAAAAAAGTATTGAAAGAAAATATTGGCAAGCCATTGCGCTACATTGAAACGAGCATGTTCGGCGAAGAGTATCGGCCTAATGGTGTATTGACGGGGGCTAATCGTCCGCACATGACGGGGTTAGGTAGGGAATTTTTCGCTAATGTCACGATGGAAAACGGGCTAATCAAGGCCGTTAAATAGTAGGTTAGTGTTATCCTATAGTGTCTCTATAGCGGGGGCACTATAGGGCTAATATTGGCCTTAGAATAGGGGTTTTATTATGAGCATGCTAGAATATGCAAGTATCGCTGTACTTTTGCTAGGCTGTGCCGGTGTTATCATTACGATGAAGCCATGGGACTTAGACTAAGGGGATTACAATGACTAGGGAATCGTTTTATAAGGTTTATCTTGATTGGGTAAATAATTATTTAACAATTGAGAAATTTGCCGAGCATTACGGCCTACATATCAACGAGGCCGAGAGTTTAATTAATCTTTCTAAAACCATATTTGAAAACAATCATCCAGAAAGCTGAGGATACAATGAAACACAATCAATGCAGATCAGATCAGATCAACGGGAGCAGTCTACGGGGTTATGTCAACGCTACCTATGATGAACTTTGCCGATGCTTTGGTGCGCCAACGGTCTTTATTGGCGATAAGACCAATGCCGAGTGGTTTATTGAATTCGAGGATGGCTCGGTCGCTACCGTCTATGATTGGAAACTCGATCACATACCGTTGGGGCCTTATCGATGGCACATCGGCGGCTTTGATGCCTATGCCGTTGCATCGGTGCATGAAGCCCTGATAGAATCTAGGCTGTCTCACTTTACCAACAAACAAAGGGAGGTTTTATCGTGTTATTAACTAATAAAGAAGTGGTTGAGATTTTAGACGATAGGCTAGATTACAGCGACTTTGGGAATTACTCAGGCAGCGAAGACGATTTGATCGAGTTTGCTTATTATGTCGTGAAAGCAGAGGATCAAAAAAGACTACAGATGGCTTATGAAAAGGATTTATTGAGAGATACCTATTTCAGCGAATCAATGAGTGCCTTTGATGCTCTATGTCTTAAAAAGGGGACAGACTAAAAGTACTTGACTTATGCGCTTCAAAGTGTTATAATGGGCTTTTACATGAAAGGAGTAGTAAATGCTTACTAACAACGACTATCAACGCTGGGTTTCAAAAGTCAATGTAACATGTGATTGTTGGGAATGGAACGGGGCAAAGTATAGGGGCGGATACGGGCATTTTAGGTTAAAAGTTAACGGAGAGTGGAAAATGTACAAAGCCCATAGATTCTCGTATGAGTGGCACAATGGACATATAGCAGACGGTATGTGCGTCTGTCACACATGTGATAACCCGAAGTGCGTAAACCCTATGCATCTTTTTTTGGGGACAGTTCAAGAAAACAATCGAGACAAGTTTTTAAAAGGAAGGCAAAAGTATGGCATCAGGGAAGGACATAAGAATTTAACATGGGAAACAGTCTGTAAAATAAGAAAAGACTACGCTAACGAAAAAATAAGCATGAAAGACTTAGGCAATAGGTATGGTACAAGTGCAGCGCAAGTTTGTAGAATTGTAAATTTCCAAACATGGAGAAAGGTAGGAACGGAAAATTAGATGCAGATCCTGTAATGAGGCTTTAACCGATTATGAGACAACTATTCGGTCAGTTTACACCAGGGATTATCTGTCCATGTGTAAACAGTGCCTAAAATCGATTAAAACAGACCTCTGTGCCGTTGGCAATGTCAGTTTGATGTCGGAGATGGACGAAGTCGAGGAAGGCACAGAGAGCGATTTAGACCCCTTGACGGGCATTGATGGTTTTGATGATGGAAACGATGACCCTTGGCAGTCCCGATAGCACTTGGCACGCCCTGCTTTGTATGCCAAAAAGCAAGCTGGCACGGAACTTGCTATTAAAGACTGTATTGATTAAATAGTCTATATTGAAAAAGACTTTAATAAAGATTTTAATTCTTTAACTATATAGGTAACTATTAAGAAAGGTAGCACTCAATGGAAAATGATGACTTAGAAAGAATTTATTGGTTTTGTGTTTCTGATTGTGTTGACCTATTAGCGCATGGCTCTACTGACATTGAGACCTTGTTAAACGATGTCTATGAAGCCCTGAAGCGCACTAAGCCAGAATCTGGTACTTGTGTTGCCCTTTTGGCAATCATTGACCGATTAGCAGAGGAAAGGATTAGGATCAATGCAAACTCAATCTAAAAACAGGTTTGTTAGGCACACCGAATGCCCTGATTGTGGCTCTTCAGACGGTAGGGCAGTCTATTCAGATGACAGCACTTATTGTTTTGTGTGCCACAAAGCCTCTAAAACGCTCTCAGAGGGCTTCTCTGACCAAGGAAGGGGTAAGGTACTACCTATGACACAGAAACCCGTTGTAGAGCCTCTAAAGGGCATTAGCGGTCAATTCCTCAGCATACCTGAGAGGGGTATCACCAAAGCTACCTGTGAGGCTTATGGTGTCAGACAATCAGGGACAGAACATTATTATCCCTACACTGACGATAGGGGCACTGAGGTGGCTTTCAAGGTCAGATCAGTGGCTGACAAGCACTTCAGGTCTCAAGGCAACATAAAAGAGGCTACATTGTTCGGACAGAATCGGTATCCTGCCGGCGGTAAATATCTGACCATCTGCGAGGGCGAGTTAGATGCCTTGGCGGCTTTTCAGATGACAGGCTCTCTTTATCCTGTGGTGTCAATCAAGAATGGGGCACAGTCGGCTATGAAGGACTGCCAAGCCCAATTCGAGTACATCGATTCATTCGAGACTGTGGTGCTTGCCTTTGATGCTGATGAACCTGGTCAAGAGGCGGCTCTAGCCGTTGCTGACCTGTTCGGCTCTAAGGTCAAGATCATGAAGATGTCTAAGCCATACAAAGATGCCTGCGACTATTTGAAGGACAACAAATCTGCGGACTTCGTTAAGGCATGGTGGGCGGCAGAGACCTATGTGCCTGATGGTATCGTTGCTGGCTCTGAGTTGTTTGAGTTGGTGATGCAGCCCTTGCCAAAGGCTCAGGCGCACTATCCTTATGCCGGCCTCAATGGCATGACAGGCGGTATCAGGCAACAGGAAATGGTGGTGGTTACTGCTGGCTCTGGCCTTGGCAAATCTCAATTCATCCGAGAAGTGATATGGCAGTTGCTGTGCGAGACTAAGGACAATATCGGCATTATGTTTCTCGAAGAGTCGGTTAAGCGCACCGCCTTGTCTCTGATGTCATTGGCGATCAATAAGCCATTGCACTTGGCAGAGACTGAGGCAACAGAATCGGCTAAGAAAGAAGCCTTTGATAAGACCCTTGGCTCTGATAGGCTTTTCTTTTATGACTGCTTTGGCTCTACCGCAATCGACAACATCATCAATCGGGTTCGATACTTTGCCAAAGGCTTAGACTGCAAGTACATCCTACTCGACCATGTCTCTATCGTGGTGTCTGCTCAGGATCATGGAGATGAGCGAAAAGCCATTGATGAGATTATGACCAAGCTGCGGATGATTGTGCAAGAGACAGGGGTTGCCTTATTTGTGGTGTCCCATCTCCGCAGGCCAGAGGGCAAAGGCCATGAAGAAGGCGCAGCCACTAGTCTGTCCCAATTAAGGGGTTCAGCAAGCATTGGACAATTGGCTGATATGGTGCTAGGATTGGAAAGAGCAGCACAGCATGAAGACCCAATCGAGAGGAACACTACTAGGGTCAGAGTTATCAAGAACCGATACAGCGGAGAGACTGGTAAAGCCTGTGCCGTTCTCTACGATAAGCACACAGGCCGCATGAATGAGATAACGGAGGCCGCACTATGAATCTAGAAGAAATTGAAAAGTTGATAGAAAAGTGGTCAATTGATGCTGACAAGATTGATCTTGATAATTTTGATAAAGATTTGTATAGCAACCCAAGCGCACGAGAAGTAGGCAGGCTATACTTAATAAAAGATTTTATGGAAGCAGGAGCAAAACATCTTGCTAGATCACAACAGGGTTTAGTTGTTGATAAGAAGTATCTTGTTGCTTGGCAGAAGAATAAATGGAGACTATTGAACAGGAATAATTGGTATTACTATAAAAACCCTAAACACCTATACGAAAATTATTTTAAAGAAAAGGAG